CTGAAGCTCGATGACATCGCCACCATGAGCGTCAAGGAACTGCGGGCCGCCCTGCGCGAAACCCGCGAGAACGCCGAGGCGCAGTCCCGCCTGCTCGCCGACAAGAACGCCAAGATCGACGAGCTGGCCGCCAAGCTCACCACCAAGAAGCCCCGCGTCCACACCCCGCCGCCGGACGTCGAGGGGCAGGAAATCCGCAAGGAAGCCAGCCAATTTGCCTTCGAGGCCGAGTCGGTGGTGCGCGGAAAGCTGCGCGCTGCTTTCCAGTCGCTCGCCGAGCACGCCGAGAAGCACGGCATGACCCACGACGACTTCATGGCCGGTCTGCTGTGCCAGGTCGAGGTGTCCATCAAGCAGCTGCGCGGCGAGTTCGGCGTCAAGGAAGCCCCGGACGGTGAAGAGGTGCCGGACTGGCTGCGCGGCGGCGATCTTACTTCGGTCGGCCAACTGGTCGGCGAAACGGCCGAGGCTTAAGTCATGAATGCCGTCCTGACCGAACGACTGGTAGCCGTGGCCCTGGCTGCCCGGAAGGCCGGGCACGGCGGCAAGGGGGCCATCTACGACGCAGCCTGCCGTGACCTGCGCATGTCTCGCGCCACGCTGATGAAGAAGCTCAAGGAGGTATCCGTAATGGCCCAACGCAAACGCCGCTCCGATGCCGGGCAAAGCGCCTTGACCCGCGACGAGGCGATGCTGATTTCCGCCGTTCTGATGGAATCCACCCGGAAGAACGGCAAGCGCCTCTATTCGGTGGCCGATGCGGTCGAGACCTTGCGCGCCAACGGGATGATCCGGGCCGAATACCTGGACACGGCGACCGGCGAGCTGCGCCCGCTGTCGGAAAGCACCATTCACCGCGCTCTGCGCATGTACGGGCTGCACCCCGACCAGCTGCTGGCTCCGGCGCCGGTCACCGAGCTGGCCAGCCTGCACCCCAACCACGTCTGGCAGATCGACGCCAGCCTGTGCGTGCTCTACTACCTGAAGCCCTCGGCCGATGCGCGGGCCAATGGCCTGCGGGTCATGGACCACGCCGAGTTCTACAAGAACAAGCCGAAGAACGTCGCGCGCATTGCCGCCGACCGGGTGTGGAGCTACGAGATCACTGATCACACCAGCGATTGGCTCTACACCGAGTACGTGATGGGCGCCGAGTCGGGCGAGAACTTGTGCTCGGTGCTGATCAACGCCATGCAGGAGCGCGGCGGCGCCGACCTGCTGCACGGCGTGCCGCGCATCCTGATGCTGGATGCCGGCTCGGCCAACACGGCCGCCATGACCCGCAACCTGTGCCGCTCCCTGGGCATTGAGCTGATCCCCCACAAGGTCGGCAACGCACGCGCCACCGGCCAGGTGGAGAACGCCCGCAACATCATCGAGCGCAAGTTCGAGCCGGGCCTCAAGTTCCAGCCGGTCAACAGCCTGGACGAGCTGAACGCCCTGGCCAAGAAGTGGCGAATGCACTTCAACGCCACGGCCATCCACCGCCGTCACGGCCTGACCCGCAGCCAGGCGTGGATGGCAATCCGTGCCGACCAGCTGATCAAGGCCCCTTCGGTCGAGGTCTGCCGCGAGCTGGCGGTGGCCACGCCGGAAAGCCGTAAGGTCACCCCGAAGCTGCGCGTGTCCTTCCAGGGCCGCGAGTACGACGTGTCGACGGTGCCGGGCGTGATGGTCGGCGAGAAGGTAATGGTCACCCGCAACCCCTGGCGCGACGACGCGGCCCAGGTGGTGCTGGTGGGCGAAGACGGCCACGAGGTCTTCCATGTGGTCAACGAGGTTCAGAAGACCGAGTTCGGCTTCAGTACGGACGCGGCGCGCATCGGCGAGAGCTACAAGCGCCACGCCGACACCCCGGCGCAGACCGCCCTCAAGGACATCGAGCAGCTGGTCACCGGCACCGACAGCCAGGCGGCCGCCGAGGCCGCCCGCAAGGCCAAGTCCCTGCCGTTTGGTGGCCAGCTCGATCCGTACAAGCACATCGACGACGCCACGCTGCCGACCTACCTGCCGCGCCGTGGCACCGCCCACGACCTGGTGGCGCCGAAGGTGGAACTGCCGCCGCTTTCCCACGTGGATGCCGCCAAGCAGATCAAGCCGAGGGTCGAGTCTGCCGGCGGCGAATGGACCGCCGACCGCTTCCGGTGGCTGCAGCAGCGCTACCCGGCCGGTGTCCCCCAAGACCAGCTCGACACGATCGTCGCCGAGCTTTCCGGCCCGCGCGCGGGCCATCAGAAACCGCTGCAGCTGCTGCGTGCGGCAGGAGGTGAGTGATGTTGAAGCTGAAGAACGTGCTGTTGAAGGCCGGCTGCAAGCAGGCCGACCTGGCCAAGGCGCTGAACGTCTCGCAGGCGACCGTGGCGCAAATCGTCAATCACGGCGAATGGCCCAAGAGCCTGGATGAACTGGACCTGCAGGAACGCATTTGCGACTTCCTGGGGGCCAAGGGCGTCGCGCCGGCCGAGCTGGCCAGCGTCTTCGAGGAGGTGGATCAAGCCGATGTGCGCGAGCGCATCAACGCCTTCCTCGCCGAGATCGGCGCACCGCAGGGCATAAGCGCGGCCGATCTGGCCAGTGTTCTTGAAGCAAAGGTGAGCGAGCCGCGCGCTGTCTTGGCGGATACGGCGGCCCGCTCGGTCCCCAAGTCGAAACCCGCTACCGAGTCCAACCAGGAGGAATCCATGTTACTGCGCAAACAAACCCTTTATCCAGCCGCCCGCAAACACTTCGGCCTGTTCCGCGACCCGTTCCAGGACGACATCCAGTCCCACGAGGACATGTACGTCAGCCCGGATATCCGCTACATCCGCGAGGCGATGTTTCAGACCGCCAAGCACGGCGGCCTGCTGGCCGTGGTGGCCGAGAGCGGCGCCGGCAAGACCACGCTGATGCGCGACCTGGAAGACCGCATCGTCCGCGAGAACCAGCCGATCCTGCTGATCAAGCCCTACGTGCTGGCGATGGAAGACAACGACCAGAAGGGCAAGACGCTCAAGGCGACCCACATCGCCGAGGCGCTGATGGCCGCCGTGGCCCCGCTGGAGAAGCCCAAGTCCAGCCCCGAGGCGCGCTTCGCCCAACTGCACAAGGCCCTGCGCGAGAGCCATACCGCCGGCTACCGGCACTGCCTGGTGATCGACGAGGCACACTCGCTGCCGATTCCGACCATCAAGCACCTGAAGCGCTTCTTCGAGCTGGAGCTGGGTTTCAAGAAGCTGCTGTCGATCATCCTGATCGGCCAGCCCGAGCTGAAGGCCAAGCTGTCCGAGCGCAACCAGGATGTGCGAGAGGTGGTGCAGCGCTGCGAGATGGTGGAGCTGGCACCGCTCGACGGCGGCCGCCTCGACGAGTACCTGAAGTTCAAGTTCGACCGCCTGGGCAAGCCGATCGGCGAGGTGATCGACCCCAGCGGCATCGATGCCTTGCGCGCCAAGCTGACCATCACCAGCACCCGGCGCGATCGCCCGGAGACGGTCTCGCTGCTGTACCCGCTGGCCGTGGGCAACCTGCTGACCGCGTGCATGAACCTGGCCGCCGAGATCGGCGTGCCGACCGTGACCGCCGACGTGGTGAAGGGGGTGTGACATGGGCGCTCTGCTGAAGATCGTCCAGCCGCCCACCGTGGTCGCCCAGGAGAGCGCCTGCCGCGTGCTCAACGCCGACCTGGTGGATCGCCTGGGCGCCATGAACGCGGCCGTCCGCACCTTGCGCGACATGGGCTACCGCGTGGTCGCCCAGACGCTGTTCCCGGTGCGCGGTGGCAAGCCCGAGGTGCTGATCGACCGCGACCGCCAGGCGTCCATTGGCCCGCTGCTGGATCGCTCGCGCGGCCGCCAGTGGCGTACCGAGGCCGGCAAGAAGCGCGGCTTCACCGAGTTCCAAGGCGTAACCGTGACGTGGGAGGAAGCATGAGCGGCCCGACCATCACCATATGCCCGACGATGGCCAACCCGGAAGCCTTCAGCACGATCCCGGAGCTGCGCGAGGAACTACACCGCGCCAATGCCACGATCCTCAAGATGGCCGACCAGCTGCACGCGCTGTCTTGCGTCACCCAGGACATCAGCGAGCGCCTGTCGCGCATGGTGCTCAGCCACATGGCCGGCGACCAGGGCGCGGTGAAGCGCGAGCTGGACGAGATCGTGGCCAAGCACGTCAAGGTGGTGCAGAAACCGCAGGGAGGGCTGCACTGATGCGAACCCGCTGCCCGAGCTGCGGCGCGACCTTGTCGCTCGACGCCCTGATCGCCCACGACGCGGCCCGCGAAGCCCTGGCGGCTGCCTTCAAGCTGTCCGGCCAGCTCGGCTCCGCACTGGTGCGCTACCTGGCGCTGTTCAGGCCGGAATCGCGCGAGCTGACGATGGACCGCGTGGCACGCCTGGTCGGCGACCTGCTGCCCGACCTGCAGGCCCAGCGGATCAGCCGCAACGGCCAGGTCCATGAGGCGCCGCTGGAGGCGTGGGTGTGGGCGATCGAACAGGCACTCGCCGCCCGCGACGCGGGCCGGCTGACCCTGCCGCTCAAGAGCCACGGCTGGCTCTACGAGGTGATCAGCAACTGGCGCCCGCAGGCCGGCCAGATGGTGGCCACCGGAGAGCCGCGCCAGGCGTTGGCCAAGACACCGTCCAAGACCCTGTCGGCGATCGCCGCCCTGGAGGATCGCGCACGTGGTTGAGAAGTGGCTCGAACGGGAGATTGCACGCGGCCTGCAGGGGCTGATTGCCCTGCGGCTGTCCGGCGCTCCCGCCGACGACAGCGTGACGCTCACGCTGGACGTCTGGCTTGCCGCGATCGAGAGCCTGTCCGTGAACTGGAACGAGCAGCTGGACGCCGAGCGCGTCCGCCGGGCGTTCCGCACGCTGTACCGCATTTGCGACCGCTGGCCGCCGCCGAAGGTGTTCTTGGACAACCTGGGCAACCGCGATCCGCCGCCGGCCCTGCCGCCTCCCCGGATCAGCGAGGAGCAGCGGAAGAAGAACGTGGCCTTGCTTCGGGAATTGATGAAGAAGCTGGGCCGGGAAAAGAGCATGTATTCAAAGAAGGAGCCTTAGATGGACAACGCAATTCCAGCCGGTTACTGGCGAGACGGGGAAGGCCGGCTGATCCCCGAGAACATGGTCAAGCCGATCGACAGGGCGCGCGACGACCTGGTGCGCGAACTGGTCGGGAAGGCCAAGGCCGTCTCGGCCGTCCTGGCCGACTTCAAGGCCAAGGCTTTCGGCGACATCGGCGCCTTCGTCGAAATGTCGGGCGAGCAGTACGGCGTGAAGCTGGGCGGCGTGAAGGGCAACGTGACGCTGCTGTCGTTCGACGGCCGCTTCAAGATCGTCCGGCAGATTCAAGAGCACCTGGTGTTCGACGAGCGCCTGCAGGCGGCCAAGCAGCTGATCGACGAGTGCATCCAGACCTGGACCGAAGGCAGCAGCGACGAGATCAAGGCGCTGATCAACGACGCCTTCCAGGTGAACAAGGAAGGGAAGATCAACACCGCCCGCGTGCTCGGCCTGAAGCGCCTCAACATCAACGACGAGAAGTGGCTGCGCGCCATGCAGGCGATCGCCGACAGCGTCCAGGTGGCCGGCAGCAAGCCGTACATCCGCATCTACGAGCGGGTCGGCGACACCGACCAATACCAGCCGATCAGCCTCGACGTGGCTGCGGTTTAGCCGAGTTTTTCACCAGCAAGGAGCAATCCATGAACAAGCAAGACCTGATCAAGCACCTGGCCGCCCACGCGGATGTCACCAACAAGCAGGCCGAGGCCGTACTCAATGCCCTCACCACCACGGTGCTCGACACCGTGCGGGCCGGCAACGAGCTGGCGATCACCGACCTGGGCAAGTTCGGCAGCGCCCAGCGTGCCGCCAAGACCGGCCGCAACCCGAAGACCGGCGAGACCATCCAGATCGCCGCCAAGCGCGCGCCGAAGTTCTCACCGGCCAAGGCCCTCAAGGACGCGGCCGCAGCCTAAACCCTCGCCTCAAGCCGCTCGCCCTCGCGGGCGGCTTCGGGAGATGGTTTTTCAGGAGAGAACGATGCCAACCCCTAACCGCCAGCGCCTGATCCGCTTGATCCACGTGGCCAAGCGCGACCTGTCGATGGACGACGACACCTATCGCGCCATCCTGCAGCGGATTGGAAAGAAGGCGTCGTCGGCCGATCTGACCATTCCAGAACTGGAGAAGGTTTTGGAACACCTGAAGCGCAGTGGCTTCAAGGTGCGTTCCAAGGCCAAGCCGGCCCAGGCGAAGCCATCCCGGCCGCTCGCCCAGGATGGAGAGAGCAAGAAAATCCGCGCCCTTTGGCTGTTCCTGCATGAGCTGGGCGCCGTCAAGAATCCCTCAGAGGAAGCGTTGGCCACCTACGTCAAGCGCATCGCCGGGGTGGATGCTCTGCAGTGGATTAGCGGCGAGCAGGCCGAGCGCCTGATCGAGACCATGAAGAAGTGGGCCATGCGCTTCCTGCCGCAGGCCGTGAAGGCGCTGGTGCCGCAGGTCGGCGCCCTGCAGCTGTCAGACGCCGACAGAGGCCAGCTCAACGCCGTACTGAACAAGGCGTTCGCGCGCCAGACCTTTGACCCAATGCACTCTGCCTGGGAGAGCTTGAACGACGTTTTGAAGAGAGGGAGATAGACATGGCCGAAGCTGCATTTCAAGACGATCGCCAGAAGGGCGATTTCAAGAGCAAGGGGCCGGAGCTGCTGGTCGATCTGGCCGAGCAGTGCGCCCTGGCGCTGAAAGAGAGCGCCGGCCTCGACAAGGACAAGGCCGACCAGGTGGGGCGCGAGATTGCCGACCGCATGGCCGCGCACTGGGGCGGCCAGAACATCTATTTCCCGATGGGCCTGTCCTACAAGCTCTCGCAGCGCGATCGCCAGATTTACGACGACTTCACCGGCGCCAACCACAGCGAGCTGGCCCGGAAGTACGGCGTGTCCCTCCAGTGGATTTACAAGATCGTGAAGACGGTGCGCCAGGAGGAGATGGCGCGGCGGCAGGGCGCCCTATTCACCGAGTAAAAAACGGGCCAATCGCGGCCCGTTTGTCTTTTCATCCTCTGCAAGTTTCTTTCAGCGGGGCCTTCCGGACTCTTCCCGTATCATCCCGGTTGTTCCCACTTATCTTTCGTCCCCCTGGGAAATATCTC